AGTTTTAGCGCCATACCCCTTTACAATGAACACAGCGCCATCTGTATTTTCAAACTCCCACCGTATATCAGTCATCCTGACACGCGGCACATACTCCTTCAGGAACTCAGAGTTATCCCACCTGAACTCCAGATTCTTCCGCATATTCTTGACACCATTCTCAATGGAGTCAGAGACATACAGCGCCAGATTGATCTTCCCAAACCCCGGCAGCGCACCATAGGTAGCCAAGTACAGGAATAGATACTCACCCATCACGGTGGTCTTGGCGATCCCCCGGTGACACAGGTTCACTACCCGAGTACCACCCTCGGTCAGAGTGTCAAGCATGTGGTAATGAACCAGTGGGGTCAGATTCTCTTCCCCCACACTACCGTTCACCAGCTTGATGAAGGTGATGAACTCCAAGGCAAACTCACTGGGCGTGTACCCAGGAGCTATGTTGTAGTCTGTCTGGTTTAGATAATCTTCAACCTTCAGTGGCTTGGGTATTTCCGTCATGGAACCACTACAGCATCGACATCAACCACCAGCTTACTGTGCGCAACCTGTTGCGCATTCATGGCCCCAGACTCAATCAGTATCCGCTGCTGCCGACTGAGCTCAAGCGTGGTAGCCCTGAGCGCGGCAATCGTGCTGTCCTCCCGCATACCGATCTCCAACTCCACCTTCTGTGTCTCTGGCATCTTCAGGTGGGTCAGCAAACTATTGGCAGCGTCACACCGCACCTTGTCGCTCTTGGATGCGATCATCAGTTCGGCCTGGACATTGAGCGCCTTCTGGTACAGATCCTGGTTCAGCACATAGCTTGGAATCAGCGTCTGCTCGAAGATCAGGTTGACCAGCTTGCTCTTGTTATATGCGGTTACATATGACGCAATATCCTTGGGCTCGACATTCTGAGCCACGAATCGGGCGTACTTGTCAGGGAACGTCTTCACATAGGCATCAATATTGGTGCAGCCCATCAGCTTGTGGCTGACATACTTGACCGCCTCAATATAGTTGCTGATCTTGAACCGACCATCGGCCATGACCTTGGTATAGCTGACCAGATTCTCCCGGTAGCTCTCGTACATCTCCGGGTCACCCAGCGTGTTATTGATCTGGTCAATCAACTCCTGGTTCACAGACTTCTTGACCTTATCTGGCAGAGCCTGCTTGAATTGCTCAATGGTAAGCATCAGGCAACTCCCATCAATTCTGCAACCTTGATCCAGTCAACATAAGGACGGCCCATCAAGGGATGTACCAAGGGAACCCCTAGCGCAGCGTCATCGATGTAAACATTTGCATAAGGCTTCGGGCTGCTAGTCCAAATACCCTGGTCTGGGTTTTCATTCACACCGTACAGACTGATGTTGTTGAAATCAAACCAAGCAACAGCCTCTTCAAGAGGTATCCCAGAACGCATGGTAAACAGAATGATCCGATCACCCCTGTCTAACATGGCCCTGATCGCAGGCACGGCCCCAATATCTCTCCCCACCGCAGGGTACTCATGCGTCACGCAGGTACCATCAAAATCGATTGCAACAATCATCAGGCAACCTTCTCGTAAGTCTTGGCGAAGATCTCTGGCTTGCAGGGATACCGCTCACCATGAACCCCAGTAATGATCCAGTCACCAGGACATACCCGGTGTCCACCTTCCAAGGTATCAATCCAACCGTGATCATGGGCTTTGGCATCGCAAATGACGCACATTACCGAGCCAGGGACATTAGGATCCCTGAAGCGCCGGACCACTGAGCCTTCCCAGCCTTCAGCACGCCTCAGCCTGGAGGTATGTACCACCCCGCTGACAGGATCAGTGCAGTCACCGACATAATCCTGGGGATGATCCCCGTTCTTGTGCCATTGAGTTGCGTTGATCACAACTGGGAGCTTGCGGTACTGGGTAGAAGGGTTCATTAGTTAGGGTATCGGGTTTATATAGTTGGGTATTGTATATATTTTCAAAATTTTCTATGCAATAATTCGCCCATATCGCGGGGTAGATCAGTTGGTAGATCGCCGGGTTCATAACCCGGATGTCGCAGGTTCGAGTCCTGCCCCCGCTACCAAACAGAAGAAAAGGAACCTACGGGTTCCTTTTTGCATTTCAGAAAATGGTAATCAGCATTTTGTGGAAATTTTGTAGGGGGGTATAGCCTTAGTTCTTACTGTCTGAATTCAGGAATACCAAACTACCCCCCCACTCGGAAGTGCTTTTCAAATTTACCTATGACCTACCCCACCTCAGTAGAGCACACGCTCTGCCCTTGGTGTCCTGCTATGCATGTGGTGTGCGTGGCTGTGCTTCGCACGGGTCATGGATGGCACTGATCAGCTATCCATTCCCTCAACCTTAAGGAGTAATGATCATGGGTATCGCATTCAAACAGTTCTTCATGGCTGTCACCGTGCTGTTCGCTGCACTGGAGCGCATCTGTTCTGCTGTCAATCACTTGGCAGTGTGGGCTGATGAGACATCTGGTGCATTTGAAGATGAGGCACGTATCGACCGTGTTGCTCGGCGTAAGCAGTTGGAATTGGACGCTGGTGTCATCACTGCACCTGTTGCCCTCGTAGCACCTGCTGCTAAGAAGGCGTAGTTGTAACCGTAGTTCCAGGCACCTTAGGGTGTCTGGTTCTTCCCCTTAATCTGGAGTCATCATGTTCACTCGTATCGGTCTGGTACTCGTAGGTACCTATCTCGCTGTAGTCCTCGGAGGTTCCTTCATGTACAACCTGCCTACTTGGTGTGCCAATCCTCAGGGCCAAGGCAACTGGATCATTGCACCGCTGTGCAAGTAATCATGGCTGCATCCATCGTCATCATCGCTGTCACTCTCGCTGTCATTGGCGTTCTGCTCCACCTGGAGTATCGCTACGACTGGAAATAACCACGCCTACCCTTCGGGGTAGGCTTAAAACCTTTACACACTAACATCCAATACACAAAGCCCATTACACACTGAGATAGTCCAGTTGTAGAGTAGAAAGAACTGTAGTGCACTGTTCATCAGAGTGAAAGTCACAGTAGGGTTAGAGTGAAGGTACTGAGTAACGTAGTGGATCAGTACTTTTACCCTTATTCCCCATCAATCTGCCAATCCTCTTCATACCGATACCTTCCCGATACGCGACCACCTTTGGTGGTCTGCTCCTTGGTAGCAGGCGACTAGCCGTTCCGGCTTGTAGTGGAGGCATGTAGAGAGTTCTACTTGCCCCATAACTTACTTCTGGAGTAAACCATGGCCTTTTCGTCCACTGCCTCACGTACCGTTGCTGTTGTCGCTGACGATAGCTGGAAAGCCACCGCGTTCTTGAACATCTACATCAAGAGCGCCGATGGAACTCGCCGCAAGCTGGGTGCCATCAACTTGAAGGACTCGAAAGCCTTCGATAAAGCTGTCATCGAGCGTCTGACCGCCGGTGGTGACGATGCCATCGCAGCCCTGAAAGGTGTGCTGGACATCGACTTCGTGCGTGCTGATCGGGAAGTTGCAGTCTCTGCAGTCGGCTTCTGATCCACAGTGCCTGCTACTACATGAGTAGTAGTGGGCACTTCTTTCACTTCACACAGGAAAACCAGATGTATCAGCCCGACTATGACTCGTTCGATTGGCTTGACCACAACCACTAGGAGACATCATGCGACAACTGAGAGCATTCCTCATGGGTATGCGTGAGTTCAGATCCTGCTACACGCTGCGCTACCCGTACAGCCAAGCGTTGGCATACGACAGGGGCCGTGAGTTCGCTCACCTGCTCACACTTCGCCAGTTCGACTACTAGGAGACACCGCTGACTACCTACATGGTAGTTGGCGGTAGTTTTTTTGATTAGACAGACAGTTAGGGGCTCCGGCTGCTTCGCTGGTCCCCGTTGCTGGCCTTCGGCCTTGTTGAGGTGTAGTTACTAACTTAGGAGATCAACATGGGACTTGATTTGTATTTCAGTAAGGCCAAGGCATTGGCTGCAGGCATGGTGCTTGAGCAGGAAACCAATGGATCTGCGGAGGACATTGCACACTCAGTATCACTTGGTGATCAGGAGAACCCAGAGTACCTCA